CCGACAATCAGCAGGGTATTAGAAAGACGCGGAATAGACTTAGATTCATCTTCAATCAACAAGTATCGACGAGGGGAATTCGCTCATGTCACTAAAGGATGAACTCGGAAAACAATCCGAAGTGGACACGGACATTGTGCGTATCCGAAAGCAACGTGATTCGTTCGCTAATCAGAACGCTCGACTACAAACCAAGATAGATGAACTGGAACGGGTGCTGTCTGTTGTTGATGAGGTTGACGGGCTAAGTGTTCAACCCCCAACATGGCTTGCACCGGCGAAACCGAAACGATCCGCAGCAACCCTTGTCGTTATGTTGAGTGACACACACTTTGACGAGGTAGTAAATCCTGAAGAAATGGAAGGGTTGAACGCATATAACCGTCAGATCGCTGTGATGCGATTAGAGAAATGGTCACAGAACGTAATCAAACTTGCGCGACATTACCTCGCAGGCGTGGACTATGACGGTGTAGTACTGATCTTGGGTGGTGACATCTTTAGCGGTGACATCCACGAAGAACTACACGACACCAACGCAGACACCATGCTCGGCTCGTTGCTGTTCTGGGCTGAACAAGTATCAGCAGCGGTAGATCTACTCGCCACAGAGTTCGGCAAAATCCATGTTGCTTCTGTCGTAGGTAATCACGGTCGTATGACTCGTAAGCCACGAATGAAACAGCGTGTCAAAACAAACTTTGACTGGTTACTTGCCAAGATGGTCGAGCGACACTTTGAAAAAGATAAGCGTGTCACGTTCACTATCCCTGAGTCAGCTGACTGTCTGATACAGATTTATGGTCACGGACATTTGCTTACTCACGGCGACCAGGTTTCAGGTGGTGGTGGTATCGGCGGTATCTATCCACCGATTATGCGTATGAGAGCAAAGAAACACGCTCGATACATGGCCACCAACAAATCATTCCAAACCCTTTGGTTGGGACATTGGCATCAGTACATCTCTACCCCGTCAATGGTGGTGAACGGCAGCATGAAAGGCTTTGACGAATACGCCCTACTCATGGGGTTCGGGCATGAGCAACCACAGCAAGCCCTAGCCATTGTTACCCCTGACCGGAACATGACCATCCAAGCACCCGTGTTCTGTATGGATCGGAAGAAGGAGGGCTGGTGAGTGACGCTCGACTTTGCCTATGCGTCTATCGTGGGGTGATCCCACGCAACCCTGACTGTGGAGAAAAGCCAGATGACTTTGACGAATAGAACCGTTGTATACATCCAATGGGCCGACACCCATCTGTCCGAAGGCGGCTGGCTAGATATGCAGTCCTATGAAGACGATGGTGAATGTCTCGTAGACACCGTAGGGTTCCTAGTACCAGTCGGTGAACCAGGTTCCAAAGATAACCATGTGACCGTATGGCAAACCATTTGCAAAGAAGAAGGCATCCACGCTATACATATCCCTGTAGCGATGGTGCGCGACATGAAAGCGATTGACTTGACATTAACCGTGTCACACCCTTAGATTAAAAATACCTGCACAAACCATAGGAGGAAAAATGCAGAATCTATCAACCATCCCCAAGCCAACACACGGCAGCCAAAACTGGCTAAACCTACGTTGGGCAAACGAAAAAGGTGAGAAACGAATCACCGCGTCAGTAGCCGCAGCAATCCACGGTGAACACAAATACACCACACCAGCTGACCTAGCGGTAGAACTATTGGCAGCAACACCCCCTGTGCCAACAGAACAAAACGATGCGATGCGTCGAGGCACAATCCTTGAAGGACCACTCATGGGTTGGGCAGGAGAAATCCTCGGTGACTCAATCGTAGAACCAGCAGAAATGTACTGTTACGAAGAAAACGGTGTACGCCTCATGTCCACGATGGACGGACGATCAACTATCACCGGCAAGTTTTATGAACTCAAAACATATAACAAGCGCTGGACGGGACAACTTTCCCGAACCTGGTACTGGCAAGGAGTTCAGCAAGCGATATGTACAGGTAGTCACGAAATCTACTGGATCATATTTGACAGCGATCTGCAACTTCAGTTCCATACACAGACCGTGAGCAGTGACGAAAAACAACTCCACATTGAGGCAGCCCGCAAATTCTTGGGGTTCATCGACATGGGCATGATGCCTGACGTGGCTAATCCCACCTATGACAACGCCAGTACGCTCTACCCCGAAGGTTATGGAAACACAGTCGTATTGGGCCATGAGGTGTACGCGAGTCTAGAACGACTGGCACAAGCCCGTGAGCAGAAGAAGCAGGCTGAAGCAGTCGAGGAACTCATCAAGGGTGAGTTGGCGATGCTGTTACAGGATGCAGATTATGGCGCGATTGACGGCACACAGGTCGTATCGTGGAAGAACAGCAAACGCACATCGTTTGACACCAAAAAGTTTGAAACAGAACATCCTGCGTTGGCAGAAAAGTTTAAAAAAACAACAACCTTCCGCACTATGCGGATCATCGCTAAGGAGGCGAAGTAATGAAACTAGAAGAAATCATTAGCAAATACGGTGTACCAGATCCGAAGATCGTAGGCAAACTACCTAAGGGTGGGATGCAACTTGACTTCGTAGGTCACGCGGACACACAGAAGGCCCTATCAGAAATTGATCCAACATGGACAATGGAACCAGTCGCGTTTGACGAGTTTGGTTTGCCAGCGTTACGTGTTGAGAATGGCATGGCACACATGGCCGCATGGATGACCCTGTTGGGTGTACGTCGTTTAGGCATTGGTTCAGTCCAAGCATCTAAGCCCGATCTCTACAAAGAATTACAATCCGACGCACTCAGGAATTGCGCCATGCGCCACAACGTTTATCTCGGACTTTGGTCAAAGAGTGAGTGGGATGATGTTACTTACACCTCGTCTACACCTCTTGTGAAGCCTGCACCAAAGCCTGCACCTGCACCAGTCAAATCGGTGTCAGCAGGACCGAACGATCCGTTGGTGTCAATGGACAACATCAAACGTTTCGTTGAGGCTTGCAAAACAGCAGGACTAAACCATGAACACGTTGCCAAGTCATCAAAGCTTGTCCTTGCAGACCTAAAAGAATCACAAATGCCAGCGTTGCGTGAAGCGTTCGCCAAAGCAAAAGAGTTGGCAGCACAGTTCAACGACACCGAACCTGAAATGATGGATGACTTCAACCCTGCGTTCAACACCACCCAAGAAGCAGTAGCAGCAGTAATCAATATGTTCTCTGCCGAAGAAGTGGTGGCAGAATCCAAAGCCAACCATCCTGCCAACGGCTCACCACAAATCAAGGAACCTGGCGCACCGGCAACAACGAAACAGATCGGTATGTTCAGGGCTTTGGCATCGAGCAAAGGTATCGGACAGAAGGCAGAGCAACTGTCAATGGCATCAGACTCAACAGGTCGTGTCATTGAATCGTTGGAAGCCCTCACCAAGTCAGAGATATCTGAACTCATCACCATCCTGAAGGCGTAATGCCAGTAGAACAAAACAGGAAGGATTACTGTGAAGGCAACAGAGACAAATGTACGGTTGACGGATGCCCCAAGTTCGGAACTTTGGGACGTGAAGCTCGTGACGGTAAGCGACGGGTCAAAGGATGTAACGATCCTGTTGCTCGCGGAAAACGATCACGAACTAAAGGTGATAGCAAAGCTCGACGTGCTAGGAAGAAGTTGGGTCTTAGTGCGACAGGTAATGCAGGCACTCGCCATGAGGAACATTGGGGTGGCTTCTTTCGTGTCGAAGTCAAAGCCGGTGCACAGGTGGGTCCGATCGCTACTCGTTTCAACCAGGCTCGTTTACAATCTGAAGCATCAAAGTCGTTGGGTGACATACGACCTTTCGCGATGATTGCTATGCCTGATGGCAGTAGTGACGGTATCGTGTTAATGACATTGGATGAGTTCGCGGAGCTAGTTTCCCTTATCTCATAAGCATTAGGTTAACTTTTGCTAAACTTGGAGGACCGATGAGATCAGTTATACGGCTATTTGCCGTTTCTCTAGTAGGGATTATCACCTTCGGCAGCATGGTTAAAGCTGCTGAAGCCCCTGCCAACCCTGCGAACCCGTCGGTAACGCCCCTCTCGGAGGCTTACAGAGCGTTTGACAAGGTTCTGATACTGCCTGTTGAGGTGGTTCCTGAGGGTGTGCCAGCGGACAGAACCAAGCGTTGCCCCCAGTTTGAGGATGAGTTCGCAGAGTTCGGTTTGCCGGTACAAACGTTCTCATATATTGCTTGGCGTGAATCCAAGTGCAACCCGATGGCATGGAATAAAACGTTGAACCGTAATGGCTCCCAAGATAGGGGATTGGTCCAGATCAACTCCAGTTGGGTCACGGTCACGGCTAGAGAATGTGCTTCACAAAAAGGTGATTTGTCGGTACTGTTTGATGTACGGTGCAACCTTGCGGTAGCCCGATACCTCTACAGGAACGGCGGACTAAGGCATTGGAATCTATAGACGAATATCAAGATGACTACGAGGGAGAAGAAATGTCAGCAGCCGAGGACTATTACAGCCTGGTCAATAAACAATTTGCTTTCGTGGAGGATGCAGCTTGTCGAGGAGCAGGCCCAACCCTGTTCTTCTTAGACGAGGATGAGAAGTCAATCAACATAATGAAACTTGCCGAAGCCCGACTGGTTTGCGCGACGTGCAAGGTGAAAAAAGAATGTCTTGACTTTGCTGTGCAAAACAATATAAAGTCAGGTATCTGGGCAGGTACAACACCATTACAGAGGAGAGGGTTACGCCGTGAGTATAGAAACACCAATAGAGTTTGAGTTAGAGCAATACAAGGATCGTGTTGATGCGATGCAGATGGCGAACGAACTGTTGCGCGAGGAGCGCGACCGCTACAAGGATGCAGCCGACTCGCTACACCTAGAACTTGATGCGTGTCGAGCAACGTTGAAGCAAGCAGAGTCCGTGATCTCCAGGTTACGAACCCATATTGCTCAGGGTGTGGAGTTGTGACACCAGCGTTAATTGAACTAATGATTGACCGCTTGTGCGGTATGTACCCAACAACAAACATCGCCCGCAACACTGTCAAGAACGCTTGGGTCAAAGACGAACTTATGCTGGACGCAACCGAAGAAGATGCAAAAGCCGTACTCAAAATCGCTGAATCATTAGGTCACTACCCCACCCAATATGAAGTGAAGTCAATGTTTATGCGTGTGATGGGTGTACGTCAAGCAGAAGTGGGTTGTGATGAGTGTGACAGCACCGGATTTATTTATACCGATCCCGATTTTGAGAACGACTTGATCAAAACCCGTTACGTTACGTCGTGTGAGTGCCGGACATTCTAATGAAGGGTGAACACTGGTCTTGCCCTAAATGCAACCAGCGCATGATTACTCATGTCACGGTTAAAGAACCACCAACGTGCAGTAATAAACATAAACCAATTCCGATGGTGTCCATAAAATAAAGGGACCGCCTCAACCCTTCGGGGTAGAGAGGGGAGGCGATCCCAATGGTGGCAACACGGTCACGGGTAGGTACCCCGCAAACGTTTAGTTGTTGCCTTACCTCTGTTTAGACTATCTGCTGGACACTCACACCAACAAACCCGTTTCCAGTGATCGCCGCGTGTGCGCTCTCAATAGTGGTGAACTGATACCAGAACCGTTCCGCTTCCGTGAACGTTATCCCCTGCCAACGATATGGCCCTGCCCAGGTACGCCCGTCACCGTCACGTCGAACCACGTAGCGTGTTGTTGGTATCTTGCGCTCACGTTCGAGCGCCATGATCTTGACACGTTTCGAGACACGACGGCCAAACCGCCTCCACCTCAACCGATAATCGCTAACACTTGTATTCCCTCAGCCGTGATATGGCACACTTGCTGCTCAACACCAGCACTAGAGATACGTGTCTTGCCGTTCGGCTTTATATACCCAGCCTGGCGTAGCTCGGAACAGCGTTTCCAATAGCAACACTTCGGAAGTGCGGCAAGACCACTCACGTTGCCCGCCTCCTCATCAGTAAGGTAGTAGTGCGCGTAGTAGGTGGCTAAGAGTTTGGCGCGTTGTGATCCGGCGCGAACCGTAAGAGACTTCGCACCCGCTTTCGACGTTGCCTTGTCGTTGCGTCGTACACCGAGCCAACCGTTAGTGTGACCGATAGATGCCCATTCGTCGTAGTTCATACCTTCACCTCCCAATTACAGTGAGAGCAACGCCCTTTATAGATACTGCCTCGTCGCCGTTTCCCCGTGACAAGTGCCTTAGTTTGGCAAGGGTCAGTGTCGGCGTGTATCGGGCATAGGAACGTCGTAACGCCCCCATCCTGGTGTTTAGCGCAAGCACACTTAGTTGTTGTCATAGTCATTGGTCATACCTCCGGTTATTTACGTCCACTATTTCGTCGTCTGCATGGCCCGATACCGTTCCCGTAGTCATGTCGATTATCCGGTAGCAACGTTCGCAATAGTAAAGTGTCTGAACCCACTGGCTATCAGGCTCGACTACCTCACCCGTAGGTAAACATGGGTAGAACCCCTCGATATGCGGCTCGTTACCGCATAAGCAAACGGTCCAGTCAGCTACCTGGCCGGTTATCCCGTCAATAAATACACGTTCCCTGTTCATTGGTCCCCCATGAATTGTGTACCGTCGTCGAACGTGCGAACGACACGGGCATTGTCGATAATGTCTAGTAGCCGTCCCTTGATAGCCCTATGCGCGTCGAAGCTCCAGGCTTGACCCAATATGGCGTAGGTGAGCGCGTCGGCGGCGTGTAGCACCGCGTCACGTTCACGGATATAAGCGCGTGATCTCATTGGTCCTCCCCGTCGGTGTATGTCTCGCTAATAAATAGGTAGGCCATAAGTGCGGCCCGTAGTTCATCGTAAGTAATGACGTGAACCATTACGCCCCCCAACGTGGATAATCACGGATCACGGCAGGTCCATTTATGATTACCGCGTTAGCGGCAAGCCGTTCACGTTCACTATCAGATAGATCAAACACCGTTGCAAATATCGCCGCGTCACAGTCACCTTCAAGAAACGCGCGGGTATTTAGCACGTATGAAAACACACTGATCCCGTCGCCACCGTTGGCCTTGTCTATCTGATCCGCGAACCTAGCTGCCTTTATTGGCACTTGTAACCACTCATGCCCGCTATCGGCAAACCAACGACACTCTGCCAGTATCTCGGCCCTCACCTCATTTACTAAAGTATCCATAATTTGACCCCTCCCAGGATCAGTAACCCCGACACCTTGCCGAGATAGCTCCCGCGCCCGTCGTGAACGGGCCGCCGCCAATGCGGAACGGGAAACCTAACTACCAACCGCGCCGCGTAATCTGATCTCGACGACGTTGCACTATCTCGCGGGTATGCGCGGCACGTTGCTCCGCCGTTGGCCTACTGTCAAGCCATGCCCGCAACAAGTACGCGCCCCACAATGGAAACGTGAGACATAACGCGCCCGCCATGATCCCCAACGCCTCAACGCCGGTCATGGCCTTGCCGCCGCGAACCGTGCCGCGTCTTGGGCCTCCAACGCTAACAAGTGATCCCGCCACGAATTGACGTTCACCGCCTCGACTATCGGCGCGGGCATTAGATCAAGCTCCGGCAACGGATCACGCCGCGACACCTCGACGGCCTCACGGCGACACCTAGCCGCATACGTTAGCCATGCCTCGCCAATAGGATCACCCGCGAACGCTTTAGAATTACGCTCCGCCCGTTTAGCCTCCGCCTCATGCGCCTTAGCCCATGCCGCTACGTTCACTTGCTTGCGTTTAGCCATTAGATGGCCCGCCCGTCGTGAAATTGCCCGCCGTTGCCGTACAACTCCGAACGGTACTGCCTCCGCGCCTCCGCAACGGTGTAACCCTGATATTTTCGGGTCCGCAAGTACGGCCCGCAAGCCTTGCCGTCCTCCACTAACGCCGATAGGACTAACGTCCCGTCGTGGATACGCTCCACCGATACCGCGCCGCCGTTCATGCCGTGAACCATACGTGACCGCCGTCGAAATAATGATCCATGTCTAAATCGTGGGCCAATACGTCATAATCGAAATACCGTTCCATATCGCCAGGTAAGCCCGCAAGCATGCCTGTTTGGTCCGCGTAATCCTCCGCATAGGCCCGCATACTTGACCATTCACCCCGATAACGGTCCTCATGCTCCCCGATAAGCTCCTCTAGGTCCGTGATATTGGCCCCAACGTTGAACCATGCCGCGAAACTAGCAACTAGGTCTAGGTCCTCACATTCCAAAAGGCCCTGCGCGTTATCGTAAAACACCCTCAAATCCCTAAACCCGTAAGGCACGTGCTCCACGTCCACGGCCTCCCATTCGTCACCGCCGCAACGCTTACACCCAACATACATAGCACCGCTACCGTATGTCATAGCCTCACCCTGGCCGCCGTAAGTGATTAGCTCCGCGTCTACCTCACGCGCCGCTTGCTCCGCCGTGATCCACTTACCTAACCCGCGCCCCTCATTATGGCAAGCCATACAAGACACACAGACACTAGGCCCGCTATTGGATATTGCACCCATATTTACCCCTTTAGTGTGAACGGTCCGCGCCTCCGCGTCCGTGATTAGATAATAGATCAAGCTCCAACAAATAGCAAGCCAATACGCAAAAATATCCCCAGAATATATCAGTGACGCTAAGTAGTCACCAGATCACCATACGCGGCCACTGATCGACACACTGACCCAACGATAGGCGACACTGAACCTTATCTACTGAACGCGGAGAGTAGTCACCTGTTCACGCTCCGCATTGGGTAGGGGTAGGTGTTGCTGGTCAAGAATTAGTCTCGACGTGCCAGGGATCGAACGCTTAGTGTGACGAAACGAACGCGCAGCGTACACGACAGACGGAGGTGTGCCGAGGCGCGGGGGTATAGAGATACATATTACCGTTGCTCTCGATATGTGGTTTTGTGACTGCTCTGAGTGGTGGGTGGTGTGGTTGATGCTGCTCCACCTTGGGAGGTGGGTTTGGGGTTGTTGGTGGTTGAGTTGATATTCACACACGTGTGTGTATCTCACCTGAGGGTTTAGGAATCTTTGTAGCTCCCCCCACGGTTCGCTCTTTGGAGCAGGTCGCCGTAGCCAGTTTGTTTTAGCCGACACCTTGTTTGGTGAGATGACGTTCACCGCGCTGCTTGACCTAGTACATAGGTCATCGACCCAGGTTCCCCTGTTTATGCCCCGCCACCTGCAAACGTGGTACAGCCATGAAGATTGCTTCGTGTGCCGTCATCCCGACGGGTGTGAGGTGAGAGTGTAGCAGATGAAATTAGTGTCGGTGGGTGTGAGGAGGACCGGAGCCATCCAGTTCATTTAAGTGCTGTTGCTCTACGGCACACCCACCAACGGTGCTACAGTATCAGAAATGAAGAAGCCAGGTCCACCACAAAATAGTCCTGTTGCTAAGGGCAACATTGATTTGTCTAAGCGTAAACCTGTCAAGGTTAGACCAGATGAGATTGCAACTATTAGGTCTATTTCTATTCCTATGGATGACAACAAACCTGCTGGTCGTCAAGTGATTATTCCTACGATTGGTCCCAATGGTGAGAAATGGTCTGATCGTAAAGCTATTAAAGAGTATTTGAAGCCTGTGTCTGAGGGTGGTGGCCGCCATTTGGGGGTTGCTCAGAATGTTTCTGAGGCAGAAAAGTTGGCTCAAAGGCTTCATATTTTTGAAGATGTGCGTACTTCTAAAAAGAAACCGTAGATAATGACTGCTGGTCGGAGTGGGCGACGACAAGTTCCACCACAGGATGTGGCACGTTTTTGGCAGGCACGCGCATCTGGTATGTCGATCAAGGATGCTGCGAAGATTGCTGGTGTTCATTACAACACTGCCCAAAAGTGGGATGCGAAGAAGAAGATTGCTAAAGCTGAGATAGAGGTTGGGAAGTTGGAGCAGGGGACTGCCCGTAAGAAGGTGGGTGGTGTTCAGGCTGATGCTTGGGCGAAGGTGATGGATGTTTCTGATCTTCCACCTGTTATCCCGTATGACCGTTTGAGTGAGGAAGCACAGCGCGGGCTTGTGGACTTTGACTATTTCAGGCGCAGGTATTTGGGCCGCATCCCTAGTCCGTGGCAGGTCGATGCCGCATACAAGATCGAAGATTATTTGCTGTCTAACGATAAACAGTTTGTGGTGTTGAACTGTCCCCCAGGTGCAGGTAAATCCACTTTGTTTCACGATATTGCTGTGTGGCAGATTGTGAAGAACCGCAAGATTCGTGTGATGATTGGTTCCGTTTCACAGTCACTAGCCAAGATGTATAGCCGTCGTATCCGTGAAACCCTGGAACGCCAGTTCCCGTTGGACCCTGACCCTGTGCTGATTGACAAAGGGCTAGCGATAAAGGCTGAAGCGTGTTTGGCGATTGACTACGGTAGGTTTAAACCTTCAACTTCAGGGTCATTGTGGCGGGCCGAAGAATTTATTGTTGAACAGGAGGACATGGGTGGGTTGGATAACAAGGAACCAACTGTTTCTGCTTACGGTATTGAGTCTGAATTCATTGGTCATCGTGCCGATCTTTGTTTGTTTGATGAC